AGGCTATTGACACACATGGAATCTCTATCCGCAACCTTTTCCATGTCAAGGCAGGCGTGTCCCGCCGAATATAATGCAGTTGGGTATGTGAAATAGCCATCGTCAGGATTTATAAAATTCAGTCCTTCGACACCTTTTTCAAAATTTGCCGGAATACGCTCTTGTGGTATATGTGTCCCTTTTGAAACTCTTTGTTTGCTTATGAAAGTGTTGTAAAAGTTTGAAATAGCAGGCAAGAACACTGCGTAGTCTCTTTGTGACTCTCCTAAATGTTCTCGCCTAACTTCTTTCATTATTGCGCCTGTGCCGGTATAATGTAATTGTAAGTTCCTACACCCGAATCAACTGTGACCATCATAGCACCTTCGTTACTAAACTTCAAAGTTACTTTTGCTGAATCACTTAATTTAAGTATCTGTAGTACCTGTGCAACCGGCCAAGTCCAACCTTTGTCAAGTGTGCCTTTTATATCAGAAGCAAACACAAATTCACCACCATGAGATGCTTGATCTCCAAAAGTGAATATCAAATTATTGTCCTGTGTTCTGACAACAAATGAATTGTGTTCTGTATTTGCAACAGATTGAAAGTTAAATCTCTGCACACCTGCAACAGTCGGTTCAATTTCAACGTCCCACTTGACACCTTTAAACTTGACTGTCTTTAGTTTTTCGTTGATTATTTCTGCATTCATAAATCTGTAATCGTTTTTGAAGTCTCCCTTTTCGTTCTCGAAATGTATTCCAGTTGGAACTTGTACTCCATTACGTTCTCCGTTGATCACTGTTATGTTTGCCTTGTCTCTGTACTCAGGGCATTTAAGGTGTATGTCTAGTTTGTTCAACTGTGGCATACCAAAAGTGCCTTGCATGTCTGACTGTGCTTTGTGGAAGGATCCTTGCAGGATTACTGATCTGTCCTCGGCCATGGAATCGATAGTTGTTTCACCATCTGTTCCAGTAATCTTAACTAGATCGAGAAATCCCAAACCATGCGTGTGTTTCACTATGTCTTGTAAGATATCTTTCATAATAACATATTATACAAGATATTTAGATTTTAATCAAGTGGTATTTCAAATTTTTTGTAGGTAATTCTATTTTGACTGCCAGGTTTTTGGAATATTACATAACTGGCTTTGTCCTTCATATTTCCATATTCGATTTGATTGAAGCCGTTGTGCGTTAGCAAATTAGCCATTTGGCTCTTGGTATTGTATGCCCAATAGCCTCGTCTCATTTCTTGATTCTCATGATCGAGATCTCCATTACCGTATTGCATCATTGCGTATGCTCCCGGCATCATTATTCGCCAAATGTCTTTTAAAACTTGTTTGAAATAAGGCTCTTCCCAGAAAACTGCCACGTCCCAAGCAAACACGAAGTTCACACTGCTTGTAGGAACGTCGGGCCAATTCCATCCTGCACTTTCAAAAAATGCAAGATATTTGTGATGTTCTGTGTTAAATTTTTGCCATATATGCTTTTTAGTGTCAGGCAATAGTTCAGCAAAGTATATCATTCTCCATGCAGACAATAGTTTACTGTAACGTCCATACCCGGGACCTATTTCTAATGCTTTTGCTTCGCCATCTTTTGCAAACTGAAACACTTTCGATTCCAACATTTTGTATAGCAACGGATCATAAACCATGTTAGCATTTGCTGTTTTCCATTCTAGATCTTTGCGATACCAGTCTGGTGTCTTGTTAAAAGTGTTCATGGCAAGTTTATTGTTAGCATCCACAACTTTTTCAAGATCTTTTAAAACTTTCAGATTAGTTGCAATCAATTTTTCAAAATCTGATCCTTTTAGTTTCTCTAATTTTTCTATAAAGTATTTTATTTCTTGCAGACTTAACATTATACTTCAAATAATTTGTTGAAAGTGTTTGACGTGTCTGTTGATTGTACGTCCCAATTCAGCACACCTATAAGATTATCAATCTTTTGATCTAGTATTGTGGCCTCCATTGCTTCTGCGTCAAATGGCATTTCCTTGAACCATTCCGGTAGTCTCATCTCATCCACAGGGTAAGCCACAGAAGTGTAGCCTAAAGGATTGTTTTTCAACTTACACACAATAACTTTTGCTCCATCTGTAATTGGCATCGAATACTTATCGCCATACAAGTTCCTACATGTGTTCCAGTTGATGCTGGCTCTCACGTGTCCTGGCATGTTTGCCTTGCCGGCCTTTTTTTCCTTTTCGTGGTATTCTGTGATATTGTTTGCACGTTTAGGTGAGCCTTTTTCCCATCCTGGCCTTGCTTTGAATTCTTCACGGAATGATGAGATACGTTCTAGTACTTGTGCCTCATCGTTATTTGTAAGTACCATCATCAATAGTTCTGATAGAAAGTCTTGCACGAAGACCGGAGTGTCCGATCTTTTTAAATCAAGTCCCATTGCTTTCATTTTTCCTGGCTTGCCGGCAGTATCAACACGTTCACCCTCTTTGTCGTAATACAACACCGCATACCTCTTCTTGGTTATGAACAAACCTTTTGATGCAACCATTTCTCTACCGCCCTTGATTACTTCACCTCTGGTTTTAGGGCAATGGAATGCTTTTGTCATAAAATTTGTAAATGATCCATTCACTTCTTCTGCTATCTTATCGTATAAACTTACCACATTCTCTTTTTCCCACGGTATCTTGCCTGAATCTATTTCTGTTTTAAGTGGATTGTACGCTGAAAAGTACACAGAGTCAGTGTCCCCGTAAATTATAGATTGTCCTTTATGATCGTGTTCACCTGTTATGATTTCATTTGTTTTAGCCGCCATATGTTTTGTAATACATCTGCCAGTTAAAGTTACTGATTGTCCGATACGCATGTCAAAAAATCTACATCCTGGATTTAATATTGCACCATACAGACTGTTCAAGTTAATCTTTTTAACAAGTTGTCTTTTGTCCCAAAATTCTCGTTCGATGTCGTTGTCGCCTGCTTCATGCATTTTACGTTGCATTTCTTTTCTTTCAGCGTACCAACGTTTTAATAAGCCTGGTATAATTGCCTCAAACTCGTATGTGAAAATTGTACCATTGGCTGACAACATCCATTGATTATTGCCATCGAACACAAGATCATACACTTGTGCCGCTGACATTTTGACAGAAGTACCGTCCTCCCAGTCGACAATACATTCGGTTGCTCGATCCTGTTTCATGATAGCCTGATATTCCCAACTACCAAACTGATTATCCCATGCCGCCGCAAATGATTTCTTTTGATGTTTTGCTCTGTTTATTTCTGCTGAAGTAATTACTGGACGCACTTGTCCCACAATAGATTCCGGACCCATGTTCAATGCACGAATCACAGATGGATATAGAGAATTGATGTCTATTGATCCTATCCAGTCGTGTAATCCTTTTTTAGGAGTGGCCACATAAGCACCTGCCGCCGCGGTTGTTTCTCCTTCTCCTCTTTTTACCCTACCTGGCACAATCACTCCACGTCTGTGTGCCTCATTCACGATTGCTTGTTCAGTCACTGCTACTGCACCCATTGTTGTTTGTAATAACACAGTGTTCTGGTGTGCTATCTCATTGGCAAGTTCTATAAATTTAAGTTTCTTTTCAAGTTTAGATAACAACTCTGTATCTTGTCTGTTGTATTCTATGAATAATCCAAAGTCGTTGTTGTATAATGCATCTAACGACCCTTCATATACTGTTTTTCTTTCTCCTAATTCGTGTTCTCCTATTGCATCAAGTCTGTAAGAATGCCTTTCTTCGTAAGTGTACTTCCTGTATAATTCCAGAAGATCCAAATGTACACGTCCAATCAAGTCATAACTTATTTGCTCTCGACCGTATTTCTCAAACACTCTCTTTTTTGGTTTTTCTCCCCAGAAACACAAACGTCTTGTGTCATCTGAACTGAGAACTTTTTGTATTCTACCTACAGTGTATGGTATATCATAACCCTCGGAGTTCCAACCACTTAAAATATCAGCATCTTCGACAAGAGTAAGGAAAGCGTCAAGCATGTCTTTTTCTTTTTCAAACAGCATTACGTTTTCAAAACGCTCCGTCGCCATTTTAGCCGATGCCATATTCATGGACTTTGGTGGTACTGCAAACGTAACAAGTTGATCAGTCCAACTCAGATAACAAGTTATTGCCGTGATTGGCATGAAAGGGTCATCTGTAGTGCTATATCCTCGTTGTGGATCGAAGTCCACCTCGATGTCAAAAAATACTACATTAAGTTTTGGAGTTTCTTTGCCGAGATAATTTTCCTCGAGGCATCTAAATACTGGATTGATGTCTTGCTCGTATAACTTTTTGTTTGATCTTATTTTTTGTTCTTTTATAAATTCTTTGAATGTCTGTGTTTGTACTTTTTGCAACTTCTCGCCGTGAATACTTCTATGTTTGCCTCTTGCGTCTGGATAGTAGAAAACGTATCTCGCATCGTACTCGACAAACTTACGTTCACCTTTCTCGTTACGCTCAACAACGTAAACTCTGTCTTGGTCTCTTTTATAAAAAGCATCTATGTAACTCATTGTATGAATACCTTGTATAATCCTATTGTGTTCATTATCGTGAACCAACCTGTAAGACAAGCGATCCAGATTAATCTACGTCTGATTCCTGCCCAACACATGGTGCTAGATCCTAGCCAATACAGTGGAAACACTATACTCATTATAGGATGAGGAGAAGTAAATGTCAACACCGCAGAACCCATTACTGTGACTATTACGGAAAATAGTTCTAGATAGAAAGCAAGATGATCTGTCTTATAACTGTTTACCCAAAATTCTTTGAGTAATTTTATCACTAAATTTTACCTGCGGCGTGTAATATAGAATCTAAGAGATCCATGTCGTCTGCTACATTTTTATATGAGTCTTTGTGTGCGACAGTAATTGCTTTGTTAATTACTGCAGGTTTGATCTCCATCTCCTCTGCTATTGCTTTCACAGTATCTCTCAAACCAGATTTGAGATCATCTACTTCACCCAATACCTGGGATCCTTCTCTAATAAGTTGTATTAATTTTTGCTTTTCAGCCTCATTGAAATTTCTTGCCATGTTTTCTCCTTTTTGTTATTATATTATATGTTTCCAATTAAATCAAATGTTTTTTTTGCTACATCTTCACATGTGAGCAAACCAAAATGGAACTCATCCCTTGCAAAATCTTTCCTGTCTGCTATAATTATTTGCTTGTCTATATTTTGTTTGGTAAGCAAGTATACCAATTCAT